GGCAGAGGGCATGAAAGTGTTGTCTGTGAAAGGTGGAGAAACGTATAAGTTATTTAACTATCATTATTAGACGTTTCAGCAAACCGATTATTAGTAGAATAAAGGTTATTAATGTCATCAGTTTGAGCATAAGTTTCTTATGCAACTCCAGTACTCTAACCTATTGTTTGCGTATGTTCTCAAGTGGCTTTATTTGTTGCAAACATTCAAGTACATGCAATTTCCTTAACGTACAATCAATCCAATCTAAGTGGCTTATAAGTTAATCAGCTATTTATAGATAATGTCTCAAAATTGAATTTAAAATATTAAATAAAATTTTATCACATAAAATAAAAGGAGCAATACTCTCACGAGCACTACTCCTACACATAATATAATCAACAAAATAAACAATTTATTTCTTATCGTACTTATTCTTATTTGTCTTTGCTATCTTTAATTGATTAGCCATTTCTTCTCTCTTTACTTGACGGTCAGCAGCTTTATTGTAAGTATCCATAGCTATCTTCTGTCTTTCAAGTTGAAGTTTAGCAGCTTCAGTAGCTCTCTTACTTTCCTCTTGAATACGAGCTAATTGATTCTTAGCATATTCATCATTTTGAGGATTTGTATCACCAAGTAAAGCTATATCACCTTTAGCATATTCAAGCTGTAAATCGTATTGTGCTTTAAGAGCAAGTGTTTCTCTATCTTGTTCACCTTTAGCAGCAATCTTTTGTAACTCAAGTTGATTAGCTTGTTCTTGAATAGCTTGGTCCATTTGTTTCATTTGTTCTTCATGTTGTTGCTTTATTTGACTAAATTTCTTAACGGCATCACTAATAGCAGCAACATTATCTCCAGTAATAGCAGCAAGAGCAGAATCCAAATCACCATTCTGTGCAGCACTAAATGCCCATTGTTTTAATTGCTGAATCTTATCCATTTCCTTAGCATTGTTTCTAACAGTAGTACTAAGGTCAGAACCAACAAATGAATTTACATCAAGACTAAGATAATGTTTCTTACCGGTTGTCTTATCAATATAAGATGTTTCTAGACCTTCAATATAAGCACATTTAGCAAAGTCTAAATCTCTATTATAATCAGCGCATCTCATTTGGTCAAACATTTGGAATATTATAACAGAACCAGTACTTGATTGAGCAACAGCAGTTTGAGTAGTAGAAGCTCCAGCAGATTGAGCAATTTGTCCATAACGTTGAGCATTCATATCAACAAGTTCACGAGCTTCAAGTTTAATAGCTTCTTTTAGATTACTAAGTTCTGTAATATATTGACCCATATTTACATTAAGTAATCTAATGTTTTGCATTTTAACTCCTGCTGCATCTTCTTCATCATCAATAGGAAGTACACCATCGGCAGCCATTCTATATATAGCATCTTCTGTATTATTAGATACAAGAGATTTAGGCAAAAGCATAATAAGCATTTTGTTCTTTGCTATTACCATTTCTTGATGATAAGAAACTATATTACGAAATACTTGGAAAGGAGTAATAGTTTCAATGATACTAAACTTACCAAAATAAGGAAGTACTTCCATAATACCATTATAAGGAAGTTTACCTTTACGTTCATAAAGTATAGGTCTAGCTTTAACAGGATAAATACCGGTAAATCTAGTTCCTATTCTATAACCTTCATAAACTTGAGGTTTATATTCCCATTCAATACTAATATCACCGGCTTCTTTATTAAACTCATAATCTTCTTCTACAACTCTTTGTTCTTGAAAACCAAGTTGATTTACAAAAGTAAGAATACCTTGACGAGCAAAACCTTTCCAAACTACATGCCAAACTTCATAAAGATTATTATTACGAGCACTAGGATGTTCATCTTTAGTTCTAAACATTCTACGTTCTTCGTCAGTAAACTTCTCGCAAACATTAGCATAATGTTCAAAGTATTGGTCATATCTTAAAGGAACAGTCTTTGTATTATAAGCTGCATCATTGTAATACTTATCAAGAAATGCTCTATCATTATCATCAAGATAATCATCAAAAGCATCAAGAATTTGATTATAACTCATCTTCATCTTTCTAGCAAACATATCGTGGTCTTCAATCATATATTCACTATTAGGAATAGGATAAGCTTCCATCAAAGGAACACATTCTTTAATAATCTTATCTCCTCTAAGTTCAGTATATGTATAACATTCACCAAAAGCACAATAATTAAAGAATGCAGTAAGATAAATATTGAGGTCATTAGTAATATCTCTAATATAATTAAGAATATCTTGACCTTGTTTACTTTCTTTATCTATATACTCCTGGTTAAAGTTATGCATAAATTCCTCTGGGTCAGGCATAACATCTTGAGGATTTATAGCTTCTACAGATTGACCTTGACCTTCAGCTTGTTGAACAGCAGCTTGATAACGTTTTTGAAACTCTTTTTGAAAAGCTTGTTGAGCAGCTTCCATAACTTTTTGTTTAAGAGCAGCATTTCTATTAAATACTATATCAGGATTATTAGCTCCTACAACAAAGTCGTGAGGATTTTTAAAATACTCTCCTATATATCTACGTATAATATCAGACATAATATCATAGTTACGTAGAGTAGCAGGAAAGTTCTTAAAACGTTCTTTACTAGCATTGTAAGGATTAAGAGTTTTTCTATAAAACTCTTGAGGTAATTCACCATGTAGAATACGAATCTTAGTTTCAGTATCACTACGGTCATTCATACTAATTCCTAAACCAATAATATAATCGATACTATTAGTGTACCAATAAGGTTTTGCTTTCTCTTCAGCACTAACCTTTTGTTTAGGAAATTGATAAGTTAAATTGTTATTAAACATACGTATATTTATTTAGTTAATTATGAAACATACCATGGACGCTCCCAAATATTATCATTATAATTTTCAATAGTAGCTTTCTTACGATGAGCAAGTTCTTTAGCAGCTTCTACATCATTAAGTTTCCATTGGAGTGCATGTATCAACATTTCAGATACTCTATCGAAGTTACCTTTATCGTTCCATTTAAGAAGTTCAAGTACGGTTTGATAATCATAAATAGTTTGAAAGAAATAAAGAGGTGTACCATCAAGTTTTTTACCAACTTCACTATACAACATTTCTTTAAGTAATCGAAGTCCTTCAAGAACTTTAGTAGTACCTTGACCACTACCACCACCCATATTTACACCATAAGATGCAGTAACTTTAGCTTTAATAGAACTATCCCAAAGTTCTACTGGGTCTTTCATTAAGTACTTTAAAGCTTTCCATTTAGTGAAATTACTAACAGTTTCACCACGGTTAACCTCAACACCAGTAGTACCAATACAATTATAATAAACAGCCATAAAGTAACATATTCTATCAGCTTCTTCAAGTTTCTCAGGACGACCATAATATGCACATACTACTTTACCTTTAAAGCCATTATATTGTGTAGGATTCTCCCAAACTTTAATACTATTATGAGAATGTTTATTAGTGATACCACTAGTTTCTTTATTTACACCTACAGGGTCATAACTTATAGAATATTGACCTTTTGGAATACCAACTTCATATTTACCATTTTCATTAACATGATTGACTCTAATAGGCTCAAACCATTTACGAACACAACCATGTGGATGTTCATGTTGTTTACGAGGTACACCTTGAATCCAATCAAAGAAATCTTTATTAAACTTACCTCCTTCTGCTTTAATACGAGCATTAGTTTTAAATATTACTTTACCGTCAGCATCTTCGAAGAACATACCATCATCAGATATATTAGTGTAAGCTGGGTCATTTTTAAGTACTTCTTCCCAATTCATTAAAGCTTCAGAACTAAATAAGTTTTCACTAGTAGAACTAAATGATTCACTAGGCATATTAGCATACTGACCTAGATAATTAATATAATCACTAAAAGTTTTACTATGAACTTTCTTATCAGTACGTTCTTTATAAGCAATTCTAAGACCCATTTCAATGTCAGAATTACCATCAGCATCCATAGCATATCTATCACCAATCTGACCTTGAAGACCCCAACAATAAGGTTTAAAATAACCACAAACTTCATTACGAGAATCTTTATCCCAAACATTCTCAAAAGCTATAAAATGAAAAGCAGATGGATTATAAAAGTTACGTTCAAACGTTTGCATATTACCACTAGTAGCAGTACCCCAAGCAAATAAGTTACCTGTAACATAACTACCAGTACGCATAGCAGGCTCAGTAACATTCATATACTCATCGAAGTTTTCCATAGTAGAAACCTCCTCAGTCTTAACACTAACAGCATCCTTACCAATAGCACAATCAGGATTGTTGTTAGCAGAAGCACTAAACAGAGCACTATTCCAACTATTTGGACTAATATCACCATTAGGAAGTTTAAAGCCTAAAGTAAAGTTTTCAGCAGCACGAGAAAGAATACCACGTTTAAAGAAAGTCTTATTCTCATAAAAATAAAGATTACGAATAGTAAAATCAGTAAGACCGCCACGCTTAGTAAGATACTTACTATCAGCAGCAACATGAATACAAACTTTATTAGGTTGAAGATTTATCTTATTAGCACTATGACTAGCCATGATATAAGAGAAACCACCACGACGAGTTTTATCAATAAGAAGATGAAAACCATTAAGTTCACAAAATTCTATAATAGCAAATGTCCAAAATTGAGCATCTATAAACTTAGGAAAGTCTTGTTTCTTCTTAGCAACAGAACCTTTATCAGTATGTATAATAGTCTTTTCATCAAGCTGTTCAATAATAGTATAATTCAAATAATTATACATATCTCCACTAATATGAAGATTACGAACTTCACCATTACGCATAAAACATGGAGCATCAAATCCATGTTTACGTCTATACTCTTCTCTTTTACGTAATTGACGATGAGGAATACTATCTTCTTTATATAAAGTATATTTCTCACCATTTATATGATATAGAGAAGCCATTTCAGTAAGAAGATTAGTATTAACAAACTTATCTCCTTTACGTATATCAAGAAGAAAGCCACCACTTTCTCCAATCATAAACAAATCATTAGGGTCTTTATAACCTGCTTCTCTAGCATGTTTATATTGTCCATGATTATCGTTTATATATTGAAGAAAAGGGTAGCTTTCAATATACTTTTCTACAGTATGATTATCACTCATTTTATTAAACTTAAAATTAGTAATATAATAGCACCAGCAGCACCACAACAAGCAACATTACGTTGTTTTGTTATTTTCTTACATGACCTATCCAATAGTATATATCTTTGTCTAGCTTGTTCTGCAAGAATACTATCATTTCTAATAATTTGTCGAAGATTCTTATTAATATCTTTTTCATAACTTAATTCTATTAATTTTGTATTAGCTTTACGAAGGTCATCAATAGCAACTTTAATACTATCATGTTCTATCCTCCCCGTAGAAGATGTTAATGATTTACTTGATGAGTTTATAGAACAACTTAACAGTACTATCATTATCAAGAGCTTTAACTTCAATAACTTTTGCATTTTTAATACTATCTAAATTATCAACTTTAATCTTTAAACTATCATTATGTTTTTGTAGTTCAATATCAGATATAACTATATTATTATCAATTTTACTATTATAATATGTTTTAGTAATTATAATAATTGTAATAATACATATAATAATAGTCGAAATTAAACCAACAATACAATGTTTAATTCTTATCTTAGAAAAACTATTCATTACTTAAACATTTACTAAAAGGTTTATAACTATGAAGACTATTAATAATTTCTTTATCAATATCTTCTTGAATTTGAGAAGGACATATAAAACAGACATTCTCTTCAGGAATAACAGTTTTAAAACCTATTGGTGTAGGAAAAGTATCTATACCATTATCTTTAGAACAAATATCACGTATAGCTTTTTCTAAATCTTTTATAGAAAAAGTACTTTGAATTTCATCATTAATAAGAATACAAGCCATTATAAATCCTCCTCATTAATTAAAGTATAAGTAAATAGTTTACCATATCCTTGACTAATTTGTCTATGAGCAAGTTTCATAAGAGTATCAAAATCTTCTTTATTAGCAAGAACTTGACAACCAGCAGACCAATTATCAACTTGAGTAGAATGTTTTCCGGCTTTATGAATATTGATACCAAACGTACCTTCTTCTATAGTCTTTGGATTAAAATCATAAACAGCATCTTTATTGTTATCTCTATAAACTTTTACAGGTTTATATTGAGCAATAGCTTCA